TTAGATAGAAATGGTCCTCAAGACCGCGCCTTTGGATAGTCTCATAGACCTCCTCGAACGAAACCTTACCCTGTTTCTCAGAGTTAGCGGTGATAGTTACATCATAATCTCTGATAGGGTAGATAGGACTGATAAAGAACGAAGACCTGGCAGACATGAAACCATTCTTACCGCCACCACGAGCAAGAGTGTATAGATGCTCGTCAAAGTGTGGCTCCCCGTCCTCTTTCCTAAAAAGAAAAATGAACGGGGTCAAGAAAAGCTGGTATTTCGCTAGAGGGAAAAAGTTCTTTTCCGTAAACCTAATGAATTTCTCAATTAGGTCATTATCAAAATATAAATCATCGCGAGGATAGATTTTCTTCTTGATGATTTTAAACAGCAACTTTCTTTCTTCGTTGACGACGATTTCTCCACTCTCGGCCATTTTGATGTAGTCATCAACCAGCGGATGAGAAATCATAGCAGGTCACTTCCAGACGTAGGTTTCTCAACAGGCGAGTTTTCCACCTCAAAATCAAACGATCGCTCAATCGCCAAAAGCTGATTGCTGGTTGTGTTGATTTCCTTGATGAGAGAGTTCGCTTTTTGGAATCGCTGCTGCCCATTGTGAACAGTGATGACCAATCCGTCTTCATGAAGTTTGGCTTTCAACTCATAGAGCAGTCTGACGAGATAAAGATAACGATTCACTTTTTCGTACTGGATCGCATCCTTTTTTCTAGGACTAAAATAGCCGATTTTAGAAAGTAGCTGATTTTCTAATTCTTTTATATTTTTTTCTGAGTATTCTTCCATTACCCCCCACCCCCTTTATTTTTTTGTTAAAAATTTGGACAGTCAACCCCTCCCACCGGTTCCCAAAACCTTAAAAACACTGGATTTTTTTGACCGGGGGGTGTTATCATCCCCAAAATTCGTCTGTTCTGAAATTTCTCTCAATCAGTTTTTTAGATTTTCGAAATTGAAAGCGTCCATGACGTTTGTTGTGGCATTCTTTGCATAGAGTTCTTAAGTTATCTAAGTCAAGAGCAAACTCTGGATAGAACTCTAGCTCCTTGATGTGGTCAACCTCTAGGTTCTCTGTTGTAACTTTACCTTCTTCTCTGCACCAAACACATTCGTAGTGATCGCGTTCAAGTGCTTGCTCTCTCAAAATTCTCCAAGATTGCGAAGCATAAAATAATGCTCGTGCCGCTCTAGTACTTACATCAATCATAAATGTCTAAATAAAAGCATTGAAACTTCGTCATGGCTCGGTCTTGTGAATCTTGGTTTTTGCCTATATATCTCAGTGAAATACTCTAGCTTGAATTGATTTCTAATCTTTTCCCATTCGGATGAAGAGAAGAGGATATTTTTAGAAGCAAATTTCTTTTTAAAACAATCTTCTTCGATTGTGAATATTCCTAGTCCTTCCTCAACATCTGCTATTCCTAGAAATCTCATCTGCAACTCACCTTTCATAACTATGTAAACTCCTTTGTTTTTACTCTCTCAATTCCTTGTTTTACATATTCTAATGAATTCGCTACATGAGTTTTAACTCAGCTTTATCAAGCGTTTATCCTGCATACATAAAATGAAATCATCATAACCTCAAAACAATGAATTGATAGTAAAATAAAAAAATTAAAAGCCTTGAAACTTCGTCATGGCTCTGTCTTGTGAATCTTGATTTTTACCGATGTATCTTAGTGAAATGCTCTGGCTTGAGTGGTTCAGTAGGTCCATTATCAGAGCGACATCCTTGGTTTGCTCGTACATGAATAAACCAAAGGTCTTTCTCATCGAGTGAGTAGCTATGTTTTCCAGACCAACTTCTTCAGCAGCTCTTTTGATAATCTTATAAGCTGTGTTAGGTTTTATATGCTGATGCTTTCCGTTTCGGCTTGGAAAGAGGAAGTCTTCATCTTTTTTATCTTTGATGTACTGCCTCATAGCATTCTTGAATTTCTTTGGCATCTTTCGTTTGGTTGGCTTGTCTGTCTTTTCATCGACGATCTGGACATGCCAACCTTTAACGTGCTTTACTTTCAGTTTAACGATATCACCAATACGAAATCCCAAATTAACACCAGAAAGGAAGAGCATGAGGTTGCGTTGTCTATCTGACTCTTTGACTGCACTATGCAACGTCAGCCATTCGATCATAAGCTGAACATCATCTCTATTTCTGATTGGTTCAACAACTACCACATATCCTCACCTCCTTTTTAATGCACAAAAAAAGCAGAGGTTTCCTCTCTGCTATTCTTCATGATACTAATTTACCACATTCTTTTTGTCAATTCTATATGTTTTTTTGACAACTTTACATAAAGAGTAAATTTGAAAGTGTATCGAGAATCACTTCACGCCTTCTGTAAATCTGCTTGCTATGTCTATACAAGTAGCCAGTTTCTCCGTTCTCCATGATATGCCAAACTTGAATCCAGTCGTATCCAGTATGTTCTCCCCAACGAAGATAAAATATTTTTTTGTCATCCGGTTCTAGATTTTCTAGTAATTGGGAGATAGCATTTTGGAGATTTTCTAATCTTAAAATCATAGGATCGCTTGCATAAGCAACCGCTAGGTTCTCTGACCTGTTGACGAATGTCCCACTGCCGCTTGCTCCAGTATCGTCAATACCAGAAACAGTAAGATGCTTAACCTCGTACAACCGTTCTAGCTCATGCCTGCGTTGACCGATAAGTTTGTCAATCTTTAAATATTTATCATCGAGTTCGAACTCAAGATAATCCCTTCGTGCTTTTGCTAAGTTCTTTTTGACCAAACCTTACCTCCCATATATCTTTTGGTTTTTACCCACTTGATAAGCTTACCTTCATTATTGTTATTGTGATATTCCGGCAATCTTGCTGTTGGGCTTTCTTTATAAACCACTTTTTCGACTACCTGAATTGCAGGTTGCATTTCATCATCTACCCATCCAACTAACCAAGCAGGATTCACATCATAGGTTTTAGCAATCATTTCAATTTGCTTAATAGACGGGTATCCACCCCGTTCGTACAAGTGAATTGTATTTTGTGAAACACCCGTGTCCCTAGCCATATCTTTGACAGAGAGCCCTAGGTCCTCTCTAAGTTCTTTCAATCTTAGCTGCATCTTGCAAATCTCCTCGTGTATTTCAAATAATTTTTCCTTCAAATATCAGAGTGATCGTTCCTGTCCCGTCTTTGTTCTTAGATACCAAAGCACTACAATCTGAACCAAACTCAACTCCTTCAATTGTGATGCTATGCTTCACGCTATCAACGTTGATGATAGAATCATTTGATGTTTTTATTCTCATGTTCCATCTCCTCGTTGAATTTCCAGGCTTCATACATTATCAAATCCAATTCATTTTCATGAATATTTCCTATAACTTGACATTTTTCCCAAAGAAATTTTTCGAAAGGTGAATATGTTGCAGGTGAGATATTAAGATAAGATAAATAGAATCCAACCTCTGTGACCTCTGTATCAGCGTCTTCAAAATAAGTATATTCCCCAAAAGATACAATGCTTGCATGAGCATTTGTAATTAAAATATCTCCTTCAAATATCTCATTTCCTGCTTTATCTTTAATACCTGTTGATAGCATTAGATATTCATCAGGAATTGACCGACATTTTAAATTTCTACATGGAAGTCCCTTGCTTTCGTCCAAATAAACATTGCCATTCCAGATAATCAATTCGTCATTAGCAAACATCTTTTGTCCGTGCTTATCCCACGCTCTAAATTTCGGAATCATCTTGCACCTCCAATAAAATTATTAGCAATATTTTGTACCTCAGTATCAATTAATTTATTTCTATAATTCAATATCGGAGCCATAACATCATTTGTCAATGCAGGCTTCAAAATGATTTCATTTGTTTCCAAAAATCTTTTACCGTTGATTTTGATTTTGATGTCATAACCGTTAGCGATATATTCAAGGTCATCTTTAGACAGGGAGATTTCAAATTTACTCATTCTTCCACCTCCATCTCCTCCAAAAGCTCAGGATTTTCGTAGATGTTCCCAATGACTTTGTAATACGGTAGAAATTCCTTTGTGATGTCAATTCGATAGGTACGACTTAGACCATCACCGTACCAGCGACCTTTGTCTTTGTCGTATTTGACAATAAAGGTATATTCTGTCTGTATCTGATGATGTAAGATATCGCCTTCAAAAACTTCTGTACCTTCTTGGTCACAAAGACCTGTTGATTGCATGATAGTTGCATTTTCATCTTCAAGAGAAAAATCAAAACTATATCCACAGATACACCTTGTCCTATCTTTTTCAAAAACGAGTGCTTTCACTCTCAACATCTGAATAGTATCTGGAAGCCAAACCCTAAATCTTGGTATCATGCTAACACTCCTTAAATAAACAAACTAGCTAACCAAATTAAAAATGCACATGTAATGATTTTCGAAATACTGCTCTTCACAGCATACGAATAATCCTCTTCAGATTCTTTTTTGCTGGATAACACAGGCCAGATGAAAGATAGTAGTGCATCCATCCCTAATGCTTGCCAGACTGTAATTTTACCAACTGGAACAATTGTTGTGATAATCTCATTCCATCCATACTGAACAACGAACGGAGATACAACGATTACAAATACAGAACCTAAAACAATACCTAGTTTTTTCATTTTACAAATCCTCCTCTTTCACGAAACTTCCGTCAATCCAGTGGCCTTTGCGGTCTTTGATTTCGTTATATGCTAACTCAAAGCATTCCTCGAAGTTATAACCAAGTGCATAGCTGATTGATTTCAGGTAGCCTATTGAACACATTAAACTATATTGACACATTTTCTCGTATCTTGAATTCTGATACGATTGAAAATTACTAATGTTAGTATTCAGCCATTTGAAACATTCCATCACATCTCCGGTTTTTACAAAGCACGATTCCTCAAAAATCTTATGCACATCAGTTTTAATCAGCAAGACCAGACCAACAATCACGACTGCACAGTCTCCGATACTGTCCTTGGTTAACTGCTCATTATTTTTGAGATAGCCTGCACATAACTCTCCGAACTCTTCGCTAAGTTTTAATGACTGCTTATCTAGTCGTCCACCGTTTTCAAGGTCACGGTCAATAAACCACTGTTTCACTTTGTCTATTGTGTTCATGATAACTCCTTTGCTATTGCAGCAATAACACTCACAGTCACGCTATTGCCTGCTTGCTTATATAATTGACTGTTGCTGTTTACTTCTTGCGCCTTGTCAAACGCCCAATCTGGAAAACCTTGTAATCTCCAACACTCTCGAGGTGTTAGCTTGCGAATACGATAGCCATCTGATAAGTGATTATTTTCTTGATAGCTGTTACTAGTTATAGTAGGAGCGATATCATGTTCTCCGCCTTGATTATAACCATGACTACGCTGGATGATTTTAGGTTCAAGGCCTCCACCTTGATATGCTCTGATTGTTGGTGCGATGCCGTCTGTTTCGTAAACCACCCCACATTGATTGAAATTGGGTTGCAATACCCCAAATTGTTTTATAGCATTACTTTTTATAGCTATCTTCTGACCCTCTCCCTTGTTCGTTGTGAGCGTAGGAGCCAAGCCGTCAGCTTGATAGACTTCTCCATTCATGCCGATACCAGAAGGGTTTACATTGCCAATTTTCACGACTGACTGGCTACTAATTGACTGATTTTCTCTGCCGAGAGGAAAAACTCTTCTGGTACATTCTCCTCTAAGATGTCCGACAATGAACACACGCTCTCGATTTTGGGGGACTCCAAAATTCTTGCTGTTAAGCACTTGCCATTCCACGTTGTACCCCAATTCATCCAAGGTTGAGATAATGGTCTCGAATGTAACTCCATTTTCGTGATTGAGCAATCCTTTGACATTTTCAAGTAATAGATATTTAGGTCTGAGAATAGATGCGAACCTAGCAATTTCAAAGAACAAAGTTCCTCGTGTATCTTCAAAACCTCGTCTGTTTCCTGCAATCGAGAAAGCCTGGCACGGAAATCCTCCACAGATAATGTCCACACGTCCGATTCTTCGAATAGACTCATCTGATACTGCTGTGATATCATGTAATTCAATTTCTCCCCTTGTATCGTGTACAGCCTTATAACTAGCTCTTGCAAAATTATCTATTTCACAAAAACCAACACATTCATGACCAGCGGATTCCATTCCAAGACGAAACCCACCGATGCCAGCGAATAGATCTAGGAATTTCATAACCTCACCTCGTCCCCAACTTTCACTTTATCATCCCCCTTTTCAGATACCTCTGATATCTTTATCTCGAACTTGTGCCCGTCAATAGCGAACGTCCCGTTACTTCCTAACAAATTCTCATCTTTAATAATTGACTTTGCTGTGTGCAAAACGAGCTGCCCTACTTGAAAAACAAAAGCAAGTTCTTCTAACTCTTTTTCTTCCATCTAAATTTTCACCTCATTTCCAACTTTCACTTTTTCGTATACTTCCTTCGTGACCACGAACACCCCGTGATCACGAATCGTGATTGTGTATAGCTTGCCTAATTGTTCTTTTTCGACCACACGACCGATTATTTCGGAGCCTTTGTTGTCCACCTTATAGATAACCATCGGCTTCTTTTCTTCTAGTTCTGCAATCCTGCCCATCTGCCAGATGTTCAATCCAGAAGATAGCAGAATCCATACTGCGATGAATCGTTTCATTCGGTTACCTCCTCAAAGCGCCCATCTATTTTTGGACTTATTTCTTTTAAAAATGGGATTTTTCTTTTCTTTTTTCTTCTGCTTGTGATATTCGCTATCTTTGTTAAAGATAATATCTTCATCTTCAATAAGTTCAGGAATGAAGTGTCCAGATGGGTATCGTTCAGGTCGTTCCATCACTCCACCTCCTCAAAATAACTATGAAATTTACTTAAATTGATAATAGCAACCTCTTCAACAGAATGCTTTTCAATATCAAAATCTGGATCGTTTTTCCCAAACTCTTTCTTTATAGCTTTTTCCGCTAGAGAAGGTAAGTCGAATATACTTGCTCCATTTCTTAAGGCANTTTTTCCCAAACTCTTTCTTTATAGCTTTTTCCGCTAGAGAAGGTAAGTCGAATATACTTGCTCCATTTCTTAAGGCAAGCGGTTGACCGTGTTTGTTTACTATTCGGTAACCTACATCGAACGGTCTGATTTCCGCAGGGATTTTTATGCGTTTGCTTTCAGTTTTTGTAGCTTGTTCAAGTGTTTGTACCATCACTTCACCTCATTTCTCAATTCAAAACCAATTCCATATAAGAGCAAATCATTTTGAAAATCAACGAATGCTTCAATCATCTCAGCTTCTTGAAAGTCGTATTCCTCGACCATACCCAAGAAATCATCAATATCATCTCTTTGTACACTTCCGTACTCTGTCTTTGTGTGTTCCATGGCTTGTTCATAGCCTTCTACATCGATTGTGTAGTAGATTTTGCCACCTGAATAATCATATTTGTAATTCTTGATAATCACTATTTCATCTCCTTACTCTTAATTTCTCTAGTGAGTCTATTTTTTAAAACATGACTTGTAAAATAAATATCGTCTGCATATGTATAATAATCAGCGGTTTCTTCAAACCACTGACTTCGTGTGTAAGGGTATTTGTTTGGCCGTTTCAT